CAGATGATATCCATGGATTATGAATGGTATGGCGCTGGACAGATATCATTCAGTTACATTATGAACGGCCTGCCCCGTGTCATACACACATTCAACACTGGCAATAGACTGTTATTTCCGTGGAGCAGAACTCCGTTTTTACCCATTAGATTAGAGATTGAAAACTTTGGTGGTGCCGCGGGCACACATCATTTATATCAAGGATCTAACAGCGTACTAGTAGAAGGACGACTAGTTAAACAGGGTATTCCGGAAAACATACTAACTCCATTGACTGGTATCACATTAGACACAGCATTGACATTCTATCCTGTAGTCAGCGTTCGTATGAAACCCACTAACTTAGAAGCAGTTATTATTCTCACAAACTTCGTGGCCAATACACTGGACAACACTGACATCTATTATAAAGTTCTACGCAACGCTACACTCAACGGCACTTGGACAGATATGCCAGATGCCAACGCATTTACACAGTACAACTACACTTCAACAGGCGCTGTCACCGATGGCTCGCAATTTGATTCAGGATTTGTCACATCAGGCGCCGCAGTTAGAATTGACCTAAGTAACCAGGCAGATCTACAGTTAGGACGAGGCAGTATGGGCACAGTCAGCGATACTATAACTATTGCCATAGCCGCCAAAGCTGCCAACAAAAAAGCCGTGGCCAGTCTAAGTTGGATTGAACAGAGATGATGTACAGAAAATATATCCGCATAGTAGAAGCAGCCAACAAGGGCTGTCCAATCGCCACACACGACATTGACGTTAACTTAAAGAATCGTCAGAAGGCCATAGAAGAATATCACTACGGTCCTGCTAATCCTGAGGAGCCAGAATCATATTGGAAGGACGCAGCCCGTCGTTGGAGCATTACAGAAAAGACTGCTAAAACTATGAAGTGTGGAAACTGTGCAGCTTTTGATGTATCAGATAAGATGTGGGCCTGTATAGAAGATGGTATCAAAGGCGATGAGAAAGCAGCTGATGCTATGGCCACTATACACCGAGCAGATCTAGGCTACTGTAATTTTTTACATTTTAAATGTGCCGGCGATCGATCATGTACATCATGGGTCACAGGCGGCGCTATAGACAATAAGGATAGAACACAATGAACATTAGGGACTTAATTAATATAGTAGAAGGTCAATTTAGATCTAATGACGTAGAAGAATTTAAACCCGGTAATGATTCCCTAGATGACCTTAAATCTAAATACCTACCTGACTGGGAAATGTTAGATCACAAAGACCTACAAGCCAAATATGTAGCTAAGGATCATAGACATGCTCTAGAGTTTGTTAGTTGGGTCAATCAACTATGCGAAAAAATGGATCACTTTGCAGAAGTAACTCAGGATGTAGCAGAAGTTACTGTGAAAACATCTACGTTTGATGTTAAAGGATTAACAATATTAGATTTTCAATTGGCCATGCGTGTAGATAACTATGCTAAAAAGAATGATATCGAACAGGTCCGTATGAGTGGTAACTTTGGAATGCATAGATAACATGTTTACTAGATATGACATTCATTTAATGTCTAGTCCTGTTTGTTCTAAACCTGTAGCTGATTTAGATAAACAGGATTTTTTCTATTATGACAAGGATGGATTTGAACTTAATCAAGCCGAGCGTAAATTTTACGCAACCATGGGGCATCCTATCAATCATCCATTATTAAATCACTGCTGCTGGCAAGAACCTTGGTTTGAATTAACCGCAAAAGATTGTAATTTGATTTTAGATCACAGCATGTTTTTGTGTAGATGCGGATATGAACAACAAGCACTAGAACAACTCAAACACTTTAAAACATACACACCGCAGGCAGACTTACTGATTAAAACTCGACCAAAATGGGGGTTTGATTTTGCCTTAGATGCTGTACACAACGGAGAGATATTTGAAGTTATACACATAGAGTACGATCATTACGATTACGATTATTTTAGTAAACGTATGTTACACTTTGACCACATAGTGCGTCACACAGACTGGAAAGACGCCGCTAATAAAGTTTGGCAACACAGAGACCAGTGGCAGCATCTAAAAGGCTTTGAACAAAATGATTGGAAAGCTAAGTTTCTAATAGGTTGGAACAAAGCAGAGTATACTGAAAAAACAATATAGAAAAAGGACTCCGAAGAGTCCTTTTGTTTGAGTAATTTTAAATTACTTCTTTGCGCCAGCATTGACAAATGCGTACATCTTTTCAGCTGTCTCTAATACTTTTTCCAATCCTGGATAGCTTGGCATTTCAACCTTGCTAACGATTTGACCAGTCTTCTCGTCACGAGTAGCAGTCAATTCCCAGCCCTGAAATTTAGCATGAAAGTCTTCTTGTACTAGGCTTTTAGCCATGCCCAAGATGTCTGTACGGATTTCGTAGCCGTTTTTGTTGAATTTAACTTCTGGTAGCTTTGGTGCTGTAAAAATTTCTGACATAATAATCTCCTGTGTGTAATGTCTGTTAACATAGATACTTCTTTTTCTCTATGTACTATTATATATGCTTTGTGATAAAAAAGCAACTTATTTTCTGAACTTGTTTACTCGTTCTTTAATAAGTTTAACCACTACGTCACTAAGCACAACCTCATAGTGGTTATACTCTACTTCTACTAGTTCCATGTCCTCATGATGCTTCTGACTAGCAATGGTTACTACACCGTCATTAGGCTCATGCATAAACGGACTTTGACCCTTTACAGTAACAATGTTAGTCCAAGGATGCTGTATCTTAATACGGCTTGCCTGCTTCATAACCCACGAACTAGGACCAATGTCGCGCATTAGTCGGCTAAACGGCAAGAAGTATTGAGCATAGTCTGCTACTTCTGCACCGCCATATGGTGTACTCAATGTTACAGCACCCTTAACGGCGTTGGGCATTGAGTTAGCTAGATGCAGGCTATAGATGCCGCCCAGGCTATGTGCAACAAACACTAGGTCTTTATGGGCTTGCAGTGTTGACTGCATGTCTTTTAGGTTATTTTCAAACCCATTGCGGCTATCGTAGTTGATGTCTAGCCCGTCGCCTAGTTTACTTTTGATATAGTTAAAGCTCTCGCTGGTGGCATTGGCACCGTGTATGTACACTAATTTCATGCCAATATTTATCAGCTTAGAACCAGCCGCTGAATTCAGTATCAATGCAAGGATGTACTTCCCACCCTTCTTGCCGCCAGCGTAGCAACATTACTAATGTATCTAGGAAGTTCATTTATTAAACTCCTCTGCCATATACACTAGAATTATTAACCCAAATATTATAATCTGAATTGCTGCTAATTCCATTTTAGTTTCCGTATATAGCTTTAGCTTCTTCTATACGGCCTTGACGAGCAAGACTTGCGGCAGCACGGGCTTGCCCAAATGCTTGTAAAAATGACCAAATTGCGTTTGTAATTGTTTTCATAAATATCCTTCCTTTTGAGAATTAAATTGTCGGATGTAAGTTTCCAACTGTGCGGCATCGGTAATGCCTTTGGTGCTTAGATACGCATCTAAGCGGCTTTGGTAACTAGAACCTGGGAACATTTCGGATAGACGTTCCATTATCCTAATCATTTGCTCTGATATGTATTTCATGTTATAATCTTAGTGTAAGTGTATGTAGTTACTAATGGTTTACACTATTAGTGTTTCTACTAATATATTTAGTCTTTTTTGCCTGGCACTGCAACATTTTTATTTTACTTTGCAAAAAGGTTAAATATACAAAAGGATTTAAGGGTTTATGCGTAAAAGTACTAGGTCGATTCTGCAAGAAATAAGCGATTTGGGCATTAGTCGTGACAAAGATCGCGTAATTGAAAGCCGTGGCAGTAATTTAATAGAATCTGCTATTAATTTGCTAACGCTTATTCGAGAAAATTACGATTTAGAAACAGCAGCCGAATTAGAGCGACGATTTATCAATGCTATCCGCACTAGCGAGCCAGCTAAATTTAAACGTGGCATGAAAAAAATACAGGAAAGCAAAGGCAATGAGTAAGAATGTAATATTTCCGGACACTAAAGAGTTCGACCAGAAACTAGCTCCGGAAATGAAAGCCAAGATGGATGCTATTCTAGGCCCATTAGGATTAAACAGTGTGGCCATTGGCAGCGCACATACTCCTACACCCGGTGAAATGAGTGGTGACATGGATCTGCAAGTTGACCTAGACGAAGTTAAAGCCAAGTTTAAAACAAATGATGACAAAGACGCACGTAAAGCCCTAGCTGTCTTTGTACAAGATCGTGGATTCCAAGTGCGCCAAGCTGGTGTTAATGTATTCGTACGCCTGCCAGTAGGTGATGAGTTCTATCAAGTTGATCTTGAAACTATTCCTAATGTGGCTAAAGTTAGCCGCTATCACCAGCACAAGATTCCTAAAGGTTCTACATACAAAGGTGTAGGCAAGCAACTAATGTTAGCACAATTAGCAAAAAGCAAAGGCTACATGTACTCAGCTTGGCAAGGACTATTTGCCCGTACTCCTGAAAACAAGAAAGGTGAGTTAGTTGCAGATGACTGGGATGATATTGCCCGTGTATTAATTGGTCCAGATGCTACTGGTGACAACATTGACTCAGTAGAAGCTATCATGTCCAGCCTACCAGATGATCAAGCACAGGCATTGTTAGCACATGTTAAACAAGACAAGAATTGGGCAGAGCGCAAACCTAAACACGCAGTGGGAACTAACGAATGGTTCCGTAATTTTATGGATAGACTAACATGAAAATATACGAAATTTTAACAGAATCAGTAGCAGGCCCAGAGAAGTGCTGGCCTGGACATCGTAAGGTTGGTACGAAACCAGGCACTGGTAAAAATGCCGGTAAGCGTGTAAATGACTGCGAAAAGATTAAAGAAGAATTAACCTTAGATGAACAGTTTGATCTTATTGAAGATCTAGTTGAACGACTAGCCGAAGAACACGGAGTTGATCCAGATGTCATTTGGGAAGACTTTGACAGTGTTGATGACAACGAATTATTAGAAACTGCCGCATGGCGCCGCAGTGCAGGTAAAAGTAAAAAGGGTGGACTCAATGCCAAAGGTGTTGCCAGTTATCGTAGAGAGAATCCGGGTAGCAAACTACAAATGGCAGTAACTACAAAACCTAGTAAACTTAAAAAAGGCAGTAAGGCCGCAAAACGCCGAAAATCATTCTGTGCTAGAATGGGCGGAGTCAAGGGACCAATGAAGAAACCTAACGGCAAACCTACTCGTAAAGCACTGGCATTAAGAAAGTGGAACTGCTAATGAGAGCAAATGAATTTCTAAGAGAAGCTGAAGAAGCTGCTAAAAAGAAACTAGGTCGTGCCTTTAATCACTTAGAAGATTTAGTGTTCTTCCACGGTAGCAAGGGCACTATGGAAGCATTGGAACACCTAAAAGAAATTACTACTGAAGCTGGTAGTAAAACTATTCGTATGAAATGGGATGGTAATCCCCAGATCTATTGGGGTCGTGCAGAAAAAGGTGGACCATTAGTACTAGCAGGACACAATGGATGGAGTCGTGGTGCAATGACAGACAGTCCAGAGGCAGTGGCTGATTTTATTGCCAATCAAAGTGGTAAGCCAAAAAGTCCAGAAGAAGTAAAAGCAAGACAGGCATTTGCACAACAGTTTGCTAACTTATATCCGCTGTTTGATCGTGCAACACCAAAAGACTTTGTGGGATTTGTCTACGCAGATGGACTGTTCTTAAAACGTCCTCCTGTAGACAAGCAAGGCATTTATACCTTTGCTCCTAATCCTAAAAGTGAAACGGCCTATCATGTTCGTGCAGACAGCCCGCTAGGACAACAAATTAGCAGAGCACAAGTTATGGTAGTTGGTCATGCTTACTTTCCAGAGTTTGGCATGGATGACAGTGATCAGCAACCAATAGATGACTTCAGTATGTTTAACACTAACCCTGCACTAATTGTACAAGGTCCTGTGTATAACAGTAATCCTGTTGCACTTGACACTACAGCCATTGATCGTGTAGAACAGTATCTAAGCCAACATGCCGCTGCTATTGATGGATTCTTACAAGGTACTACTGGCCTAGGTGATTTAAAGAATATCCTGTATACCTATGTTAATCAAACTGCTAAAGCTAAACAGCTAGATAACCTAAGCGCACAGAACTTCCTAGCTTGGCTAAAAAGCAGTAAGGTTAGCGAGCCTAAACAGTCTAAAATAGAGAATCTGGCACAACAATATGCCACAGCACTAGAAGCTATATTTGGACTGGTAGGTCGTATCATGGATCTTAAAGATCAAGTGATTGCACAAGTAGAGCAAGGACAGGGCGAAATCTGGGATACACAAGGCGAAGGCCGTGTACGCTATGCTCCTGCTGGCAAACAGTTTGGTAATGTTAAACTAGTACCCCGCAAACGCTGGACTCCGAAGTAAAGTTAACTCGCCAAAAACCCCCATAACTAGGGGTTTTTTTATCTCTTTGGTAAATAATAGTACAAAGGCTTGCTAGGTTGCAAGTCGTCTACAGAGAGTAGACAGTCATAAACGAGGAGATATATTATGGCAACACAAACAAAAGTTAACCCTACCGCAGTAGCGTTAGGTACAGTACAAAAAACATTTCAACACACCGTATTCAAGTATGTATTGAGCGGTTCAGGCGGCGCTATTGCTTTAACAGCATCTACAGCAGCTCCAGTTACTGACGAAATCGGTACAACTTCAGCAGTATTCCAGGTTAAGAGCGATGGCTTAGCTATCATCACTTACGGTGACAACCACAGCCTAGACATTGACACATTAGCAATCCGTGTTGGTCGTGTTATCGGTGCTGGTTCACGTACATCTTCAGGTGTTTGGACATTCACAGCAGGTGGTACACTAACAGTTACAGCGCCAACAGACTTGTTTGGTATGTAATATTTCCCCGGGATGGGAAGGGAGCCTCGCTTTTATGCGGGGCTTTTTTTACGGCTGTTAAATAACTGAGATGATTTATAGCCTATACACACTTGTTGATATTACTGCTACAGGACAATACAGATCGCGTAACGATTTGGAAAGACTACAGCAACAGAACTTTGATACCGTAATCCAAACTATAGGATTAAGTGGTAATGTTTACTACGAAAAACCTCCACAAATAATACCTGCAGACATATTTGGTGCAGGTGATCAAAAGTGCTGGCATTTTGAATGGCACATGGAAATTGAAGAGCTATTTGAAAAGAATGGCGATCAACTGTATAGGCTCAAAGATAGTTTTGAATATGTACCCTTTATCACTGGTTTAACTGAAACTGCCAAGTTTGATAAACCTATGTTTAAGCTAGGGACAAATATTATTTTTGATTTTAAACAATAAATATAATACTATAGGCACACCAGGCATTCAGAACACTTAGGCACATGTCCCGTCGGGAACTTGACTTAACATAAAAGGAATCAGCCTAAATGGCCACTACAGTAGAACGACTTGGTATAGTTGAAACCAAGGTAGAGAATTTAAACGAAAAGATGGACAACCTTAAAGAGGATGTCAAAGAAATGCATGATTGCTTGGACCAAACTAGGGATAGTTTGTTAGGTAAGCTAGATCAAATGTATTCAGCATCTTGCGATCAGCATGCCGAGCTTGCAACTAAGATTTCAGACTTAGAAAAATGGAAACAAAAGTGGCTGTACATGATTGCTGGCGGTGCAGTGGTAGTAAGTTGGATCAGTGCTCACACTGATCTAGTTATAAATTTATTAAAGTAATGTATGTATTTGAAAGAGTTCCAAGAAGGCATAGTAGATCAAGCAATTCAATTTCACAACGAATTGAATCCAAAACTTTTTCAAGGTAAAAAATTAAATTCTAAAGTTCGCTACAAGCTCATGCTGATTGTACAGCATTTTATAAACTTTATAAACATACCCAGCATCAAATTAAAAGACATTACTATATCCGGAAGTAATGCTGCCTACACATATACCGAACATAGTGATTTAGATCTACACCTAGTTGTGGATATTCCTAGAGCAGCCGAAATGCATTTACGACCCTTGTTCGATGCAAAGAAAAATCAATATAATTATAATCACAACATAAAAATACAAAATATTGATGTAGAGTTATATGTCCAACCTAGCACAGACACTCACCACTCAGCTGGTATATATTCTATATTAAACGACAAGTGGTTGTCAGAACCTAAGGTACAACGAGTAACTATTAATGACAATGATGTAAATCTCAAAGTAACAAATTACTTAAATAAGATTAAGAGAGCACTAAGATCAACAGACCTTGCAGAAACTAATGCTATAAAAGATGCAATAAGCAAGTTACGCAAGTCAGGTTTAGAACGTGAAGGTGAATTTTCCGTAGAAAATATAGCATTTAAAGTTTTAAGAGCACAAGGTCATATTGACAGACTTAGACAACATATATACGATTTAGAAGATAGAAGGCTTAGCCTGGAGAACAAACGATGAAACGCAACGAAATTATTAGCGAATTTAAAAAAGGGGTAAAGGCTGTTAAGTATAACAAAAAACCTAACAACCCTACACATGATCATGCTAAAGCTAAAGAAAAACTAGCTCCGCAGAAACCTTTAGAAGAAACTAACGAAGCACACTATCGTCAACGTGGTAGTTCTTCAGCATATGACAGAGATAAACGATCTAGTGAAACAGGATTTGATCGCCCACGTGATCACCGTGGCTTAGAGCAAGAATTAGCCCACGAGACCAACAACTATGCAGTGGCAATTGACGGACGTACTTGGAAAGTGTTTGCCAGTAAGAATCATGCGCAAGCAGTAGCACGTTCATTACAAAACAAAGGTAAGAACGCATCAGTACATGAAACAGGTGCAGAGCCAACGGCTGAAGCTATGGGCGCAGAAGTGGGAAAGATTACCAAAGTTGATCCTGCTACAAAGAAAGCAACATTAACTAAACCAGACGGTTCATCGATGGAAGTTGATAGTACTGCATTAAAGCCAACACCTGATGGTAAGATGTCTATGGACACTCCGGACGCGAACGAACTCAAAACAGGCACAGCGGTAGTTAGTACAGAAGACATGATGGCTCCTCCTAATGACAGTCGTAGTCCTATACACGGCGACGAAGACCACGATGAAGTTAGCAAGTTATTAGTAAACAGACTAAGACGATTAGCAGGACTATAATGAAAGTAAACGAGATTCTAGGACAGTTTGATATCTACATGTCGAACGACGAAAAGAAACTAATTAAAGAGCTTAGACACTCACGACCGTTGAATAGTTTTAGTGAACATGATCAGTTCACAATTGAGAGCCTGATACGTAAGAGTTTGGTAATTAAGATAGGCGACACAAATCCTAGAGTAATTGCAAATGAATTTTAAAGAAAAAGCAGAAAAGTTAGAAAAGTTTTTAGAGGATGAATTTAAAAAATCTATTCCCTTACTTGTACTAGCTGACAAGAGTGTTGTTTACGGCAATTACAAAATCAAACAAAGTAAACAAGGCACATGGAACTTACGTTACTTAAAAACTGACGATCTAATAGATACATTTAGAACTAAAACGTCTGCTATACTTGCAGCCAAGTTTTATGATAAAAATAGACTCGGCAGATATAACGATGTAAAGAATTTAGATCTAGCGTTTTGGAATAATTCTAAAGATTCTGCGTTTTTTGAAGAACGCATGAAAACTACTAAAGATTTAGAACGTAGAGACCTATTTCTTTGCCGGTTTGAGCTAACTCGAGACCGTGCAGCCAAATATAAAGACGAGCTTTCGAGAATGTTCAAGGCCAACTTTTGATAAATAAAATTAACAGTCATTTAGGGAATCTAAAATGCAGATAAGAGAACTTTCGCATCCAAAAACAAGTAAAACGCTTAATGAAAGCATGGCCAAGAAATTTGGCTACAAATTAAATCTAGACAGTTTCACGCTAGAACAACTTCAAGTTGCTCGTGATCGTGTAACAGACAAAATTGTCGCATTTGAAGGCAGTAAAGAATATGACGCTGTGTACGAAAGCAACGACTATCAAAAGGATAGAATGTTTCTTGATGTTATTACACAGGCCATTTCTGAAAGAGCTCTAAGCCCTGAAGAAGAAGGCAAAAAAGAAAAGTTTGTCAAAGGCATGAAGAAGAAGTCAGGCGAATTTAAAAAGCGTTATGGCGACAAAGGCGAGCAAGTAATGCATGCTACAGCTTCTAAAATGGCCAAGAAAGAATCATTAGAAGAAGCAATGGATGTACTACGTGGTGTTCTTTCTGAAAGAACTCTAACAGAAGGCGAAGAAGAAAAAGCTGCGTTAATCATGAGCGCACGTGATATGGTCGACAAGGTCACAGGCTGGTTAGAAGACACTGCAAGTCTTAAATCAGAAACCATGTTAGAATTAGTAGACTCTATAAGAGACGAATTAGGCAGTGACATTAGCACACAATTCTCTGGTCAAGTTAAACCAGCATTAGAAGAATTATACACAACATTAGAAACAACTCGCACAACATTAGCACAGGCAGTGGCAATCCTAACAGGCGAAGAAGGCCCACAAGGTGCACCAGCAGCAATGCCAGGCGCTGAAGAAGCTGCTCCAACTGAAATGGGTGCAGAAGAATTTCCATCAGGCGACGAGTTTTCAGCAGCTGAAGCAGGCGCAGGCGGCATAGAAGCAGCTGGCCGTGCAAAACGCGAAAGCATTGAATACAGCCGCAGATTAGGCACAATTCTAAGTTCAAAAAAAAAGTAAATGAAGGTGCGGATAATTTAATCCGCATTCTTCTTCAACTTAAAGCTCGCGCTGATTCAAAAGGCGTTCCTGGTCAATACAGCTGGGGCGCAATTTCTAACATGTTACAAAATGTAAGTGGTACAGAAATGGACTATGAAACGTTTAAAGCTGAGTTTGACAGTCTACCCCAATTAAAGAATATAGTGCAACAGTTTGATGGCCGTGGTATTACATTGAAAACCAAAGAGAAGCCCGAAGCTACTCGTGGTGAGCCAAAGAGCAATAGTGGTATTAATGCCGCCGCAAGTAGAGCAGCGGCTAAATCGCTCAAACAACCCGGTTGACCTAGAGGTCAAGATACTATATAATGTATCATGACCCTACTAATAAACAAATTTAAATACGAAAAACTAACTAGGGACGAAAGCTCTGGTAAGCGTTTATACGCTACACCACAAGGGCATAAAGTCCCTAGTGTCACGACAGTACTGGATAAAACTAAACCAGAAGAAAGTCGCATAGCACTAGCCAACTGGCGCAAAGCAGTAGGTGAAAAGAAAGCACAAGAGATTACTACAGAGGCTGCTAATCGTGGCACACGTATGCACAAGTTCTTAGAGGACTATGTCAAGGGCGAGCCTATGAACGAAGCTGTAACTAACCCGTTTGCACAGCAAAGTCAGAAGATGGCTAAGATTGTGATTGCAGAAGGTATGAAGAATGTAAGTGAAGTGTGGGGATCAGAAGTACCCTTGTACTTTCCAGAACTATATGCGGGTACTACTGACTGTGTGGGCGTACACAATGGTGACGAAAGTATCCTAGACTTTAAACAGACTAACAAGCCTAAGAAACTAGAATATATTAGTGATTATTTTCTACAGCTAACAGCCTATGCCCTAGCACACAACGAAGTACACGGTACAAACATACGCAAAGGTGTTATTCTTATGTGTAGCAAGGACTTTGAATATCAGGAATTTACCCTGGAACCCAAAGATTTTGACTACTGGACAGAAGAGTGGTGCAAGCGTGTAGAGCAATACTACAAAATAATCTGATAAATAAACTAAATGGAGAATAGTTATGGCCTACGGAGTAGATGTAACAAGAGTTAACGGTATGGTTGCTACAGTAGCAACACACCAAGAATTAAATGCAAAATTATATAAAGTACAGGTAAAAACCGCAGCATCTGCTAACGTTGATTTACGTGTTGAAGATGATGCAATCGATGAAACAGTTGAGCAGATTATCAAAGAAATTAATCCTATGGCTTACTATGTTGTAAATGCTTCCACTGGATTGATCTATATTGTTATGGATGTAAACAGCTCATCTGAAGATCTACAACACAGAATTAGACAAATTGGTGGCGGATGGACTCGTAGTTCAAACACTTACACTGTGGGAGTTATTGGGCCTAATGATATTGATGCTAGTGGCACAGTAGTTACAGCAGCCGCAAGCGCAACTGGTTTCACAGTACCTTAATAATAGCTAACTTACACAAAGCCCTAGTTCCGCTAGGGCTTTTGCATTTGAACTACGGATAAATATCTAAAACGGGGACATTTATGGCTGTTGTGCAAATTTCACGCATTCAAATTCGAAGAGGACAAAAAAACGCCGGTACTGGTATTCCACAGTTAGCCAGCGGAGAAATGGCCTGGGCAATCGATACTCAAGAATTATATATCGGTAATGGCGCTATCAGCGAAGGGTCACCTGCAGTTGGTAATACTAAGATTCTTACTGACGCAGATAATCTATTAGATCTTGTTGGACAGTATGTTTATAAGTCTGACTCTGCGCTTATTCAAACAGGCCAGGATCCAAACTATCCTATTACCCGAACACTACAAGAAAGATTAGACGAGCGTGTAACCAGTGCTTCATATGGTATTCTTCCTAATGCTGGCGATCAAGCAACGGCAATACAACGTGCTATTGACAATTTGTTTATTACTAATACAGTTAACGGTGCAGGTGACAGAGTTACTTTAGAATTTGCTCCTGGTGTATATGAATTTTCAACCACTATCTATATTCCAAGTTATGCAACTATTCTAGGTGCAGGCAAACAAAAAACTATTTTTAATTTTACTGGTCCTGTGGGCACAGCATTTGCATTTGTTGATGATACATCAACCCCAACAAACAAAGTATTATCGAGCACTGGCGATTCTGGCGAAACTACGGAATACAACATACAACCAAAGTTCTGTGTGCTAAAAGGATTTACGCTTAACACTAATGAACCTGATGTGCAGGCTATACAATTAGATTGTGTAAGAGACAGTGTGTTTGAAGATATTGAACTAACAGGTAG